TAAACTTTGGCCTTGGCGAAGAGGTAGACGATGCGCAAGAACCCGCTGAAGAAGTGGAAGAAGACGTTGTCGAAGAGACAGAGGCGGCTGTTACGGAAGAAGAAGAGGTAGACGATGACTCCGATGAAGAAGAAGCGGATGACGATGTTGCTGAAGAAGAAGTTACCGCTGAAGCCGACGAACCCGCCGCTCAAGAAGAAGTAGACCCTGCGCCCAAGAAGCCAATGGTGCCAAAAGCTCGATTAGACGAAGTGCTATCGAAGCAAAAGGCCCTGCAAAAGCAGCTAGATGACATGAAAGCTGCGCAAGAAGTGGCTGAGAGTGCGCCCGAAGAGTACGACTTCGCTACGAAAGAGGTGGAGTACCAGACTTTAGTACTCGACGGTGAGGCAGATAAGGCGGCTGCACTGCGTCAAGAGATGCGGAAAGCAGAGCGAGAGCAGATTGCCTTTGAAATGCGTCAAGAGATGACCCAAACGGTCAATCAAAACCAGCAAGCGACCGCCTTACAGACTGCAGCAAGCGACTTGGAAGCTAATTTCCCAGTCTTTGACCAGAATTCTGAGGTCTATAACGCTGAATACACCCAAGAAGTAATCGATTTACGTGATGCGTTCATCACACAAGGACACGGGGCGGTTGAAGCCCTGAGTAAAGCGGCCAATTTTGTGGTTAAAAGCCACGATTTGGTCGAAACACCCGCCGAAGAAGGCTCGACTTTAGGAGGCCAAAAGGCCCCTGCAGTTCAACAGGACGAAGTGGCACGGAAACGCTCTCAAGTTAGTAAAAAACTTAAGGCTGCTGAGGCTCAACCACCGGAATTACCAGGCGAAAGCTCTGCTAATCGAGGTGATAAAGGTCTCGATGTGAGTTCCATGTCTGAAGAAGAGTTCAATGCGCTACCCGAGGCCACGTTAAAGCGGCTTCGGGGCGACATTTTGTAGTAAGGAACAAAAATGGCGGACGGAAGCATAAAAATCCCTACGTGGGCATTACCTTTGATGATTGGCGCGTTGACGATAGCGGCCAGCTATGGCGTTTTACAAGCTAACACTGCTCACGCTAACGAAGATCGCGAACGTATTTCGCAGATAGCAGAGCAAGCTGCGGCAAAGGCTCAGGCCAACGGGCAAGCACAGGCAGTGACGAGCGCCAAAGTGGAAGCCATAGTGGATTCGTTGGCTCGGCAGGAAAAAATCCAAGAGAAAACGAACGAGCAAATCCAAGCCTTGGTGTCAGCGCTCTTGGCGAAATAGAGTACGACCCCGCAAACCCGAAGTTGTTCTGCGACTTACGTGAGTGGCGGATGCTGGAGTTGATCAACCCCCCATCTAAGAGGCATTCGGTAGCCAAGGATTGGCTGCGCTTCAACCATAAGCAATGTGGCTATGGGGGGCAGATCTACATCCAGAATTCTATGCCGCGAATTTTGGGCACCGCTCATCAGCTCGATGTGGAGCTTCTAACGTGGGAGTTAGTGAAACCGAAAGCGGTCAAATCTCAAACGGTCAAAAAGAAGGCTCGCATATGACGATGATGATTTTCGTTCTTATCGTTGTGATCGGGGGCCGTCCGACTGGTGAAGAGTTCTACTTCCAAGAATTAACGTCATGTCTTCGATTTTCGGACAGTTTGAACAACCAATCTGTGACGTTAACGAATGGGGGCCGAAACAGATTCTTTGAAACCTACTGCCGCGTAAGAGAGATAGCTACGGCGGACGCGGGTACTAAGATTTTGTTTCGTGACATTAAAGACGATGACTAGTGGATGCCGCTGGTGTTGACCCGCCGCCAAGCACCAGCGCAGCAGCAGTGCGTCACTACGAGGAGCTGGCGTCCAAGCTCAACAAGGTCGTTGATACGCAGAGAGTCTCGCAGGTTACGCACTCTTATTCGCTCAGATGGGAGCAGTACAAAGTTACCCAATTTGCGGAGCTGTACTACAGCTATGCGGATGGAGCGATCTCAGTGAAGCATCTCAAAAGCGAAGAGACTCAGATTGTGAACCTACAGGCTTAGTAATGGACAAGGTCATGCTTACCTGTATGAAGTGCAAGAAGAAAAGACCTCTGGACGCGATGTGCCACTTGTGGGGGAAGACTCTGTGCCCTAAGTGCGTAAGCAAAAAATTAATCGGCTGCTAAGGCCATCAGCAATATAGAGGTAACAGATGAGTGAGAGAGACCCAAGGTTAGCCAGAGCCGGTGTCAGTGGTTATAACAAACCGAAAGCCACGCCTAAGCATCCAAAGAAGTCCCACATCGTGGTGGCTAAGGAAGGCGACAAGATAAAAACCATCAGGTTTGGCGAGCAGGGAGCAAGTACTGCTGGTAAGCCGAAAGCTGGAGAGTCCGAGCGGATGAAAAAGAAGCGTGCCAGTTTCAAATCCCGCCACGGAAAGAACATCGCCAAGGGAAAAATGAGCGCCGCCTATTGGGCAAATCGCGTCAAATGGTAACGCCATATAAGGCTTGATACTTCAAGTACTAATGGTACTATTTCGTTATCGCCAGACCATGCGAAATTGGTTCGTGTCGTACACGTTAAAACCGTACACCGCCTGTAAAGGCGTTAAACCTTCCGAGGTCGCCCCTCGTTAATAAGCGCTAGTTCGTCGCCTCACGATACGAGGAAACGGATTAGCCGCTCCAGAAGTCGGCTAAATAAGTAGTACCTATGGTACTGGGAATATTTACGTCAATTTATGGAGGCCAAAATGGCTTTAACGAACTTCGGAACGCTTTCGGGCGACCAACTACAGGCGTGGAGCCGTGACTTTTGGAAAGTCGCACGCAATATGTCTTTTATCAACCAGTTCGCAGGATCTGGTCAGAACGCAATGGTTCAGCGTATTACTGAACTAACCAAGAGCCAGAAAGGTACTAAGGCAAACATTACGTTGCTTGCTGACATGACTGGTGACGGTATCACTGGCGACAACACCTTAGAAGGTAATGAAGAAGCGCTACGCGCCTACGACATCACCATTGAGTTGGATCAGCTACGCTTTGCAAACCGCATCGCTGGCCGTATGACCGACCAGAAGACTGTTGTTAACTTCCGTGAGCAGTCCCGTGACGCGCTTGCCTATGCAATGGCTGATCGCATGGATCAGTTGGCGTTCTTGACGCTGTCTGGTGTTGCTTACACAAGCAAAACTAATGGCGCTCTGCGTACTACTTCTAGTAGTGCAGGTCACGAGTTGGTAGACCTTGAGTTTGCTTCAGACGTTTCTGCCCCTACGAGTGCTCGCCATCGTCGCTGGGATGCGACTAGTGGTTTGGTAGCCGGTGCAACTAACGCTGTTGCTGCTACTGACAAGATCTCTTACGAGTGCATCGTAAACCTCAAAGCGTTTGCCAAGGATAATTATATCCGTGGTCTACGTGGCGCTGGTAACGAAGAAGTCTTCCACATGTTTGTAACACCTCAGCAAATGGCGAGCTTGAAGCTAGACGCTTCTTTCTTGGCTAACGTGCGTAACGCAGGTGTCCGTGGTCAAGCTAACAGCCTGTTCTCAGGTTCAAGCAGCTTGATGGTAGACGGCGTAATGATCCACGAGTTCCGACATGTGTTTAACACTGCTGGCGCTACAAGCGGTTCATCTAGCAACGCAGGTGCTGCTGGCTACAAGTGGGGTGCAGGTGCCGATGTAGACGGTGCTCGCGCACTGTTCTGTGGCGCACAAGCTCTGGCAATGGCTGATATTGGCAACCCTGAGATTGTTGAAGATACCTTCGACTACTCAAACCAAGCTGGTATCTCCATCGGCAAGATCTTCGGTTTACGCAAGCCTAAGTACAACAGCGACGTAAGTGGCAACGTACAGGACTTCGGCGTAATCGCGCTCGATACAGCCGTATAAGCGGTTTGGCCCCCTCTTCGGAGGGGGTCTTTTTTGAGGAACAAACATGTTCGGATTTGGCCGTAAAAAGAAAGACCGAAAGGTAAGAACACAGACTACTGCCGAGCGTAAAAGAGGTGGTAATAGCCCCGCAGCGCGTAGAGCAGCATCGAAGTCTACAGTACGCAGCCGCCCATCAGCTTCGGCTTATGCATCCGTAGAGAAACCGCCTGCGACTAAACCAAAGTCACCTACGACTAAGGCCAAGGTAAAAACCCCGACTAAAAGCGAAACCCGCAAAGCGGTAGCGGCAAAGGAAAACATTGCGGCTACAGCGAGCAAGGTAACAGGTAGCAAAAAGACCAAAGGTGGTGACTACAAGACTTACGCGAAGGGAAGTACAGCCGCGCAGAGTTTCAGGGCCAAGTATGCCGCTGCAATGGCAGAAAATAAGAAGCTAAAAAAGGCAGGGAAGCCCACTAAAAAGACGTTCACTTGGAACGGTAAAAAATACGCAACTAAATAAAAGGTAAACCATGAAGGTAGTTTCTAATGAAGATTTACGTGTAGCCACTTTGTCAGGCAGCGTATTTATGTTTATTGCAGGTGAGCCAACAGAGTGCTCTGACGAGAT